CCGTTCCCCAAAAACGGTAACGCGTTTCCGACTCTTCCGCGCTTGGTACTCGCTGCCACGCTTCGCGTTACAGGGCCGGCATGACGCCACTAGGTTCGCCCGGTCGTACGGATCACCGCCGGCATCAAGCTCAATTAGGTGGTCGGCTTGTGTGGCTTTCCCGCCGCACCAATGGCATCGGTGCCCTTCTTCTTTCAGCACCTGCAAACGCAGCTTCTTCCAGCGCGCTGTGTTGTACACACGTTGTGTTTCTTTACTCATCGAACCACCCATCTTTCCACCATGCTGTGTAGTGCCGGCCGGTGATTGCTTCGCGTTCCTGTTTGTTCAGGCCGGCCCATAGGCCGTGTAGCTCGCCGCGGTCGCTGATCTCGAGCGCGTCGGCTAGGCATTCGGTTTGTACTGGGCAGGTGGCGCAGATCGCCCGGGCTTTGGCAAACTGGCCGTTTCGTGGGAAAAACAGATGCGTTTTGCCTTTGCATGCTGCGCGTTCCCACCAGCGGCTCACTTGGCTAGTTGTGCCCTTAGGTCACGCATGCGTGCTAATGCTGATTTGGTTGCGATGGCGTCACCGTTGCATTCGAAGCATGGTTCTACGTCGTCGTCGGGTGCATGGCCGGCGAAGTATCCGACTCCGTTGCATGCGGGGCATAGCTGTGGCCGGTCGCGCCAGATTGGTGAGCGTTCGACCATTTTGCCGTGGTCGCATTTGCAGGGTTCGCTGCATTCGTACATGTGCCCGCGGGCTTCGAATGCGTCGGCTTCGATCCACCCGGTGTTGTTGCACCAGCTGCAGTCGCCAAGGTCGCCATGGCCGGCGTGTTTGCGTAACTCATCTTCGAGCTGGTACAGGTTCGGCCATTTGCTGTTGCCGGCGTTCAGCCAGCTGCGCCACGCGGCGCGGGCTACGTCTTGGCTGACTAGCTCAAGGCGTTTGATCCATTCGCCTTTGGTGTAGTCGTCGCCTTTGAAGGGTGGCGTGGCCGGCTTCATTCGGACGGTCCATGCTTCTAGGAGCGAACGGGCTTCGTTGATTTGCATGTCAACGCTCCACTCCTCCGCTCGGCTCCTGAAGGGCCGGCGTCGTCGTCGCTGTGGGGTGAGTGGGGTGGGAGTCTAGTGGGCTTGTCAAGTCCCTGTTTTTCCCTGATAAATGCTGGGCCATAGCCTGTTCACGTTTTTCGGTAACGACGGTGCCGAATCGGCCGGCAGCCTCAAGCTCGTCAATGCTGCACAGGATGTTGCGAAGACCGTCGAACCTGTAATCGTCGGGGTATTCGTGGCAAAGGCGGCGTGCGTGGTGCTCGAGCACTTCAAGCGCGCCGGCTAGGCCGGCGTAACTGCCGACCTTGGCGAGCTGACGCCACACCTCGGGTAGTGGTTGTTTCATTGTGAGCCTTTCTGTTGGTTTCGTAGCCGGCGTAGGACTGCAGGCCAATCTGATGGCCTCCACACATGTGCTTCAGCGCCGGCGAGCTGCAGCGTGTCGATCCAGCGTTCCTGTTTGTCGGACAGCCGGCCTTTCTGTGATTTCAGTTCGGCGAACACCAGCCCGCGGGTCTTGTGCACCAGCACAAGGTCAGGGAAGCCGGCAAGGCCTTGTAGCGGTGTCGCCCATTTGCCGGCCTGTGTCAGCCCCGGTCGGCTGTGGTAGTACACCCACCCGAACCAGTCGGCAGTTTCGGTCACCATTTTTTGCCAGTCCTTTTCGGACATGTGCGTGCTCAGTTGTGTGTGGAACGTCATGCTGGCGATCCAGCCTTTAGGCGGTCGATTTCGGAGCGGCACAGGTCGAAGTCTTCCAGCGCTGCCGGGTCAACATCGCATCCCCGCTCGTCACACAATTTGCGGTAAAAGCCAGCCATTTTTTCGGTGGGCTGTGAACGCCGTGCGCTGTTCTGCGGTGCTGTGGTGCGGATCGGTTCGTTGCGGGGCTCCTGCGGCCTTCTAGACCCCGCTACGGCTTTCGTCATTTCTTCGCGTGACGGCCGGCTGTCAGGGTTCGACCCGGCGAGGCCGGCATTAGCTAGTGCACGACCGACGGCGCTGGTTTCGGCGACCTCGAACCAGTTGGTGCTGGTGGGGCCGCGGCCGCTGCGGTAATCCTCCGCGTGGCCTGTCGCAACCAGCGTGTCGTCTTCCCATAGTTCGCATTTGAACACGGCAACGTCGTCGGTGCGGTGGATCAGTTCGGTGATGACACGCCCGGTGACTTCCCGGGCTCCGCATTGATTTAGCCAGCGGTCTAGCCGCACGGCTACTGGTTCGTAGTCTTCTAGTGACATGGGTGAGCCTCCATGATGGGTGTTAGGTGGGTGCGGCAGACCCGAAGGTTGCCGCTGTTGGTGTACCGCGTGCAGCAGCTGCGATGCGGTTGGAATGCTTCAAGGATGTCGGTGATGCCATGCAGCCATGCTTGGTTTTGTTCGACGTAGCCGCTGGCGACCTGTAACAGCCGGCCGGTTTTGTGTGCGTACTGGCGGGCGTTCTGGTTGTCTTGTGGTGTTAGCAGCGGGCCGTGCTCCGGGTTCAACACATGTCGCACCTCGAGGTCGCCCACATCAGGCCGGCAGCGATACACCTTGTTGGTGTCTTTGTACCCGCCGTGGCCGGGCCAGTAAATGTTCAGGGCTTTCGCGAATGCCATTTCGAGCACCGCACCGTCGATGTTGGCTAGTTCCCGGTCAACCATACGGCCGGCGCGTTGTTCGGTGTTTACCGCGTCCCGGTAGTCGCCGTGCCAGCCTGATTCGTTCATGTGGCGGGTGCGTTCGATGCCCAGCTGCGCGGCGCGTTCGTATTCGTACGGTTGCAGGCGTATCAGCATCCGTAGCTGCCTGACATGTACCACGGTTGGAATGTGCACCAGCCGATGCGTTCGGCTTCGTGGGCAATCAGGAACCCCCACATGATGTTCACCGACGGATCCAACAGGTCGTCCTGTGAGAAACCCTGCGAATTGATCGTGTCGCCCCATGTTGCCCAGTTGATTTGCATTAGGCCGATGTCGTTGGTGCGGCTGATGGCGTCGGGCTCGCATCGGGATTCGTTCCACATGATGCGGTCAACGGTTTCGAGCTCGTCAGCGTCAAAATAGATGGCGGCAAAACCCCACCACTCCGGGCACTTCGCGCCAGCGGGGATGGTGCTGGTGCTGGTGGCCGGCGCACCGGACTGCAGCCGTGCCGTCGATGGTGGTGCGATGGAAGCGGTGGGGTTTGCCTGCGACGCCGGGGAAGTTGCCACTACAACAGCGTCGGTCGTGCTCGAGGGAGCTGCTGCCGTTGTGGTGGCTACTGGTGCCAGCGCGTCGTGTTCGTAGTTCTCAGGATCATCCAGCCATGCTGTGAACAGTAGGCCGGCGGTGCCGATGGTTAGAGCCGCAATGCGGATCATGAATGACCTCCCTAGTTGTAGTGGCGAGGTCATTATGCAATGCGGGTGTTACGTCATGCAAGCATTAGCGGAATAGCGCCGCCCATGTCTTCGGCCCGACGATGCCGTCACAGTATTCGCCGGCGTCGTTTTGGAAGTTCCAAACTGCTTGGTGGGTCATGTTGCCGAAGATCCCATCGACGGGGCCGACCTTGTAGCCCAGATCGGCTAGGCGTTGTTGGATCTGTCGCACCCGGGCCTTGGCTTTGCTGCCCTTTTTGGTGCTGGTGCCCGGGTACGGCGGCACCTGAGCTGCGGTGAAGGTCGGTTCCGCGGCCGCAGCTGCAGGTGGGCCGCTGGTCAGGCGGTCTTCAACTGGCGTGTCCCAATGCCATGTTTCGTTCGTCACCTCAAGGTGGATGTGGTCGTTGCGTCCACCTGGTGGCCGGTTGATCCATCCTTTGCCGACCTGCCAGTAGCGACGCGCCCAGTAATCGTGGATCCGTTGGATGCCTAACGCTTCGTGGTTTTCTTCCAACCAAGGAATGATCACAGTTTCAACGTGTTCCCGCGTTGGTGCATCAGGGTGGTCAGCGTCGGCCCGATAGGACAGATCGAGGCCGGCACCGAACGCGTGCGATGACCATTTCGTGCCGCCGCGGATCGGCCGGCGTACATAGCAGCCCAGATACCACATGTGGAATTGGTCGGCCATGTACCTGCGGATCAGCTGCAGGTTCGGGCTGCACGTCGTGTACGGTGCCGCGGGCGTGTCGCGATGCCAGTTGTAGTACTTCATGCGTCGGCTTTCTTACCAATGATTGGTTGGACATCTTTGCCACCTTTGGCAGCGATGCCGTTGCCTACCGCGTAGCCAACGATGGTGCCAAGCATCCCGGTGCCGGCCTCGTTCGCGATCGAGTCGGCGACCATGAGCACGGCAATGACAATCATGGCGACCATCGCGATCAGGGCCTTCGGTGGGTTGGTGAGGTTCATGTCAGTTCTCCACTATTGAGATAATTGCCCCCACCGCAATCGCGGCAAGAATGATGATCATGACGATCACGATGTTCGACGGATGAGATGAACGGTGAACGCGATGTCTGCGGTCTTCGCCCCGCTGCTGTTGTGAAACAGCTCGAGGTTGAAATAGTCGTTGGCGGCCGCCACGACGTAACGGGTGAAAGTGAAATCGTTGAACCCGCCGCCGCCGGTCGCGCTGTCAAACGCGCCGACTTCGGTGCCGTCTTGGTACACCTTGAGCAGCGCACGATCATCGCTGATCAGGTCGTACACGCTGACGTTGACAACGTAAACGCCGGCGTAGGGGACGGTAATGCGGTTCGTGTTCGTAGTTGTGCTGTGCCAGCCTCCAACATCGATTGTTTCGCTGCCAGCGCCGAAACTCAACGTGTAATTGGTGTTCTGTGGGATGGTGAACGATTCTTCAAGCACAGTTACTTGGCTGAACGTGTTGAGATCTGTTGAGGTAAGTACGGCTCCGCTGCTGAACTCGCCTTGGCTGGTCATGGGTTTAGCCTAGTCTGCTCTCATTCAGCACGCCTAGCGTCGAATCGTTCAGCACGAACCCGCAGGCCATACCCGCCGGGTATAGGTTCAACGTCACATTGATGTCGCTGGGTGTGATGCGGATTGTGCGCCCAAAAATGACGCCTTTGGCGGTGAGCTGGCTGACGCTGCCAGCCGGCGTGTAGTTGATCGTCGCTGTCTGGTAGATGCCGTCACGCACATCGAGCAGGTGTGCCCACGCATCGACGCTGTTTGGTGTGTTGCCTTGCACCAGCTTCGCGCTCGTTTCGATGGTGTCGGCGTGGTAGATCGCGTCGGCGTTCATGTTTGCCCAGCGTTGACCGATGCTGTCGATGGACAGAAGGCCGGTGAAGTCGTCAACGACACCTGTCGGGTCTTTGACCGCGAGCGATGTCATGTCACGGTTCCGTGAGCCGTAGCTGCCAACGCTGTCGCTGTTCGCTGTGATCAGCGTCGCTGATCCCGACCCGGTATCCACCGTGATGATTCGTGACACGTTCGTCAGGTCGTCCACGTTGTACCGCCGGCGTGACGTCCGGAACGGTAGTTCGTCGGAGCCCGGTGCTTCGTCAAACACGAAATTGAACCTGTAGCCGTCACCGACGGTGCCGGCCGCGTCGCGCCGGATTTGCCACGGCCCCAGCATCGTGTTCGCATAGGTCGTCACACTCGAGGTCGCCGCGATCGTTGTGGGTAACACGGTGACAGGGCCGGCTGACAACAGCACGTTCGTCAAAAAATCTTTGATTGGTGAGGTGATGTCGAAATCGGTGATGTCCCAGCTTTGATCGTTGCCGATCCCGGCGCTGCCTAGTGGATCGACGCCGTTGTTGTATTCGGAACGCAGCGTGCTGGTCGCGTCGTAGCTGGCGGCACCTAGGTTGGGCATTGCGGTGGTGCCGTCGATTGGTGCCAGCCCCAGCTGGTCGTTGAACGCGTCGTTGATTACGTCAGCACAGATGATGTTGGTGTTAAAGCCGCCGGTGAAGTAGAAGCGGGTGAGTGTTTGACCGCCGACGGTGAATGCGTCATCGATACTGAGCCGCACGACGCTTGTGATGCCGTCGTCAATGATGTCGAACCCGGTGATGATGCCGTGACCTAGGGCGACATCGTGGGTGGTGACACCATCGGTCACTTCGGCGTCGATCAGTAAAGCATGTTCGAACCAGTTGGTGGTTGAGTATGTGCCACCCCCGCCGGGTGTCAGCGCACCATCGGTGTTGTTCAGATCAATGGTGCCGCGCAGCTCACCCATTTGGCCTAAGAACGCGACATAGGTCAACTGTACGCCCAGCGTGCGGCTGGTCAAATCGACGTTGACACCGTTCGCGTGCAGCGTGACAGATGGTGTCGTGGTGACCGTCATGACCTGATGCTGGTGGTTGTGGGGATTGGCAGCGTGCCGCTGCGCTTTGCGTGACGCTGCAACGACCTCGCGACTTCTGCACCGTCGCTGCCGGCCGGCATGTAGACGTTGACAGTTGCGCCGCCAAGGAACCCGCTCACGTTTTCATAGCCGGCACCGATCACGGTGCTCGAGGTAGGCAGCGGGGCGACAGGTGCGGGTGCCATGGTGTTGCCGCCCAGCATGCCGGCGAGCGCGGTGATGTCAGCGCCGGTCAGGATCGCTTGGGCTTGTTGTGCCATTGCTAGGAACCGGGTGACATCGGTGATGACCGCGTCGAATTCGCCGCGTTCTAGTTGCAGGATCAGATCGAGCTGCTTGGTAGCCGGAATGTTGTCTAGCGTGTTGATGACATTGGCTAGCGCTTGGAATAGTTCGCTGTTCGCTTCGTTTGCTTCGCGGCTGTACTTGCCGAATTCTTCCATTGCGCCGGCGGCTTCATTGATGGCGTCCCTGAAATCGTTAACGGCTTTTTCGTTGTCGAACCGGCCGAACAACAAATCGAATTCTTCGATCAGGTCGGTGTTCCAATCGGACAGCAGCTGCTGGGCGTCGTTGTGTTTCTTCATCGCGTCCGTGGTGGTTTGGATCGCGTCGGCCATTGCTTCCTGTGTCGGGAACAGTTCGGCCATGTGGTCAGCTGCTGTCTGATATTCGAGGTTCGCAAGCTGCTGCTGGTAGGCGGCTTCTGATGCGGCGCTGGCAATAGCTAGTTCAGCGTCAGCAAAGCCGGCCATTTTGTTCGCGGCTTCTTTAGCGGATTCGCCCATGTCGTCGGCTGCGTCAGCTGCGTCACCCATCTTCCATGTGATCTTGTCAATCTCCACGAATGGGATTTTGTTTGCTAGGTCGATCATCGCGTTGATGCCGTCAATGATGGTGTTAACGAACCATTCGACAGCTGCGCGGAGCAGGTTAAACACCCGGCTGAGTGCGTCGGCGAGCTTTTGGATGATCTTGAATCGCTTTTGCAGCAGGATAAACACGCCGACTAGCGCGGTGAAAATGACAAGCCCTGATGCGACCTGCAGCGTGGTGAAGCTGGTGGACAGCGCATAGTTCAACGCTTTGGTGACCGTGGTGACGGTGTTCCACACTTTCATCGCTGTGTTAGCGGCGATGATCGCTGCGGAGAATGTGCCGACGACCGCGGCGATGGTGATGAATAGATCGGTGTTTTCTCCGATCCAACCGGCGACGGACTCAAGCACCGGCACCAGCGCATCCAAAATCGGGAGCAGCGCATAGCCGATGGTTTCGCGCGCGTTCTCCATTTGGATCTTCATGCGTTCGAACCGGCCGGCTGTGGTGTCAGCTGCTTCAGACGCGGCACCGCCGAACGTGTCAGCTAACGCTTGGCCGATTTCATCGAACTCTGCGCCTGATGCGATCACCGCGGTCAGCGACGGATCCAATCGTTTCAAGCTGTCCGTTTGTCCTTGGTACGCCTTCGATAGGGCTTCGGACACGGTGTTGAGATCTTTGCCGGTCGCCGCCGAAACATCGAGGGCGGTGCCTAACAGTTCTTGGGCGGCGGTGACATCGCCTGTGGCGCGCACAAGGTTGCCCAATGCTGGGCGTAGCACCGCGTCGGATGTCGCGGTGGCAAGCTCCATCGTTGCGATGAACTTTTCGTTGGCGGCAATTTGTGCTTCGGTTGCCCCGGTGCTCGCCTCGAGCTGGCGTGCCAGTTCTTGTTGCTGTGCTGCGTCGGCCGCGGCGGCTTTTAACGATGACCCGGCCGCGGCGGTCAAACCAGCGAGCGCGGCGGTGGCTGGCACCAATGCTTTCTTTAGTGCGAAGCCGGCTTTTTGAGTGTTGGTTTCCAGCTTTTTGAAATCCTGCATGGCGCGCTTGACGCCTTTGGGATTCCATTCGGACAGGATCGGTACTTTGATTGCCACTAGCGGCCCCCTTTGTCCACGCGTGCTTGGATGGCCTGCTCCATGTCCTTAATCGCGTCGTTGACGCCACGCTGAACTGTGGGCAGGTGTCGTTCAGCTGCTCGCCACACGACACGCGACGCACGGCCGTTCTGCCGCAGCTTTTTAATCATCGCTTCGCCGCGTTTCTTACCTTCGGAACCCCAGCCCTTGCCGTTGGCTTTGCCGGCAATGTCGAAGATGGCACCGCCGGCGTCGGTGTTCTGCAAGGTCAGCAACGGGAAAATTTCTTTGTCCCGGTCACGTTTGCTGGGGCCTTTGTAAGTGACCTTCAAACCTTTGCGAATCTTCTTCGCGTCGTAGGTGCCGATGACGCGGCCCCGTTGGGTCGTCCAGTTGTACCAGTTATCAAGCGGTGCCGCGTCGGGCACCAAGCTTTTGGCTTCGGTCAGCATCGGTTTCGCAGCCAGTTTCATTTTGGCAATGGTTGCCCGGCGCAACGCCGGGTCAACCTTTCGCAAAGCTGACAGCATGGTGCTGACGTCGTATTGCACGGCATCGTTCAGCATGTCGATGCTGAGTGCGTCACCTGCGCCTGCCACCTTGCGTTGCCTTCCTGTTCTGTTCGTCGATCACATCCACCACGGTGGCAAGATCTTTAACGTCGAATTCGATTTGTGGGGGCCACCACCCGACGCGCAGCAACAGTTCTGCTAGCTGGCGTCGTCTGGTTCCCCGTGGGTAGGGCGGTCGTCCTTCGACCTCGCCTCGATGCCGCCGCGCACCTTCTTGCAAAAGTCATCAAACACAGCTGGCACCACAATCTTGTGTGCCTTGCACGATTCGTATGCAAGGTACGCCAGATCCTCGAAACCGAAGTTGTCGGCCATTTGGCTAACCTTGGTTTTGTATTTGCGTTCCCAGCTGACGATGGCCCACAAGGTCGTTTCGATTTCTTGTGGGCCATCGCCGATGTCGAATGTGAGATGGAACATGTGTGAGCCTTTCTGTTGTTACGTCAGGCGACGACCCGGGTTAAGGCGCCGCCGGCGATGACGATATCGCATGTTGAGAGTGTGCCATAGTCGCCCGCGATCGGTGTGAAGCTGGCGAGGTAGCCGCCCGTGAGCGTGTACACCGGATTATCGGCAGCTGCGACAGAACCAGTTGCACCAACAACGGTGTCGAACGTAGTCCCCAGCAACCCTTGCAAAATTCCTTCCACTTCCGACGCACCGTACGACAGGTACAGGGTCGCGGAAATCTCGTTGTTGGCGAGGCCGGCGGTGAAGCTGCGGGCGGTCGAATCGACGCTGGTGTTCTCGAGGGCTTCGATTTCGGATGTGATCGTGACCGATTGGCATTGGTCGGTGAGATCGTTGCTGTCGATCTCAAAGTATGGGCTGACAAGATTGGTGACGGTTGCCACTTCAGTTTCTCCTTGTTGAAATTCGGATAGTGAGATCGTAGGCGGGCAGCTGTTGCTCACCGATGATCGCTTGTGATGGTTCGCCGTTGGTGACGGCCAACCCGGTTTGCATCATTGCGTCCACCTTAGTCATCAAATATTGGAGCGCGTCGTCGTTGCCGGGTGGCGGTGCGAGCACGCGAACCATAATGCTGATGTCGCTGATGTTGTTGTTGAAGCTGTCGAACCGGGGTGCTTCGATGAACGCCGTGAGCGGCCGGGCGTTACGCGGGTCGGTGACCGGCACCAGCCCCGCTGCGGTAATCGCTGTTTTGACATCAGCAATCGCATCGACCAAGAACCCGGTGCCGGCCATTAGCCAACCTGTGGGCGGCTGCAGCCCAGTAGCTGCAACACTTGGCCTAGTGATCCGATGGGTGCGGTGCCCATGTCTTGAAACGATGCGTAGCTGTCCACGCTGCCGCGTACCCGGTACAGGTTTTGTGCGTACAGCACCGCGCCTTGTTTGACATCGGCGCTGGGCGCTGTGTTCAACGTGTCGTGGTAGCCGGCGTTACGTCGCCGCCGGGAGCAGAACGCGTTGGACGCTGCCACGCAATCTGTCATCCATGCGGTGTCGTTCGCTGTGGCTGCTTCGATGCCTAGCGCCACCTCGAGGTCGTCGGTGTCGATCCATGTGCACGTTGGCGTGTAGGTCAGCGTGCCGCTGTCAATTTGGCGTGCGATGTCGTCGCCGGTGTCAGCGAACAGGATTTGGTTCGGCCGCGGCACTTGGTAGTCGAACACCAAATCACCTTCGTCGGTGACCCCGGTGAATTCGTACGCTTCCAAGCTGTAGACGGTGTGGTTGCCGTTCAGGTTGGTTGTGGCGAGGCCGCTGATGTTGATGTCGCTGCCGACGATCAAGCCATCTAAATCTTCGAGGGTCTGCACGACACCAAAGTTTTCCAGCCGCCACGCGTGCGTGATGGTGTAAGTAGCCATGGTGCCGTGCAGTCCCTTCTCAGATCAGACGAACGCTGCTTTGACGAACTTGTCAGCGTCGATCATCAGGGTGGCGAAGTAGCCCAGCCAGCTGATCGTGCGTGAACGGTTCGACGCGTTGTCAACGCTCAGGAATCCCTTGGTGGTTTCGAACACTTCGAAGCCGGTCGGGTCGCCAAGGATCATCGTGTCAGCCGCAAAGTTGCGATCCACGACGATGTTGAAACCGAACGCGGTGCCAGCGAACTCGCCGGGCAGCAACTGGCCGTAGCTGTTCTGCGGGCCGACGGTCGGGAACAATGGCCGGCCGCTGCTGTCCTCGAGCTTGATAAGCGATGCCCAGATGTCGGTGGACAGGAACAGCGTGTTGGCCTTGTTGCCGTTGCTGCTGGTCAGCACGGTGGTGCTGGCGTCAGCGACCCAGCCGATCCATTCGGTCGGGTCACCGATGTTGGCGTCGGTGAAGTTCTGGGTGGTGGTGGCACCGGCAACAAGGTTGTCCGCTGCAACGTTGTCGGTGTCGTTCGCGTAGATGCGGCCCATGTCCTCGAGGATCAGGTTCACGATGCTGGGCTCTGACCAGTCGATGATCTGTTCGGACACTTCGACGTAGCCTCCTCGCGACAGCTTCGTTACCTGATTCTCAGCCACTTGGAATTCACCGGCGGTGAGCGTGTCGAGCTCCGCGGCCTGTGCGCCCATGCTGGTGTGCGTGGACACCGATGGGCGAATGAACACCTTGCCGCCGGCGGGCATGGCGCGCAGCGGCACCGCGTCGATGACCGGGCGCTCCGCAATGTAGTTTGAGTAGACCGGGCCCACGACGGGCTCTGGGAGCACACCATCGTTGCTGGTCGTGGTCACATCAGGCGCGGCAGCGCGGAGCTGCTCGTTGATGCGGTGCCATTGATCGCCACCGGCGACAGCGGCGCAGATCCACTCAGCGGCGGTCGGCACTTCGACCTTGCGCGGCTGGGCGAACACCATTTGGGGGAGCGCGGTGGGTGCCTCGGCGGCAGCTTCAACGAGCTCTGGGGTCTTGTCTTCTGACACTTGTGGATCCTCCTGTGGATCGGTTGTGGGTTCTTCTTCGGGCTCCGCTTCGGCGGCGGCTGCGACCTGTGTGATCTTTGCGTCAGCGAACGCTGGTTCGTAGACCACGGACAACTCTGACCAGTTGGCGGCTTTGACCACAAGGGTCGGGCCGTCCTGTTCAACGTCAATCGGTTCGATTCCGATTGACACGCTGTCGTAGGCACCCATTTCGAGCAGCGCCAGCAGGTCGTCACCGGCGCTGGTCTGGGCGATCTTTGCAGAAAACAGCATGCCGTCTTCTGTGTCTTGGCGTGCGGTCACCATCCCGACGACACGGTTGGTGTCGTGCTGCTCGAGCAGGCGTGGGGCTGGGCCGTCGGTGGGGAGCGCACCGGGTTCGATGCGTACCTGTTGACCACCGGACACGATGGCATCGACGCCGTATGGGACAGCGATGCCGGTGATTGTGCGGGTGGGTTCGTCGCCTGCGGCCGCGTCGATAGTGACGGCTTGGGCGGTCATGCGGATCATGCGGGCACTTCCTCCTGTGCAATTTCGTTGGCGTGTTCAACGTCGCGAATGTAACGCTGCACATCGAATTCGACGTTGCGGCCGACCGGCAGCACGCTGTTCAAACTGAGCGTTTCCTGCAAACAATCAATGTACGGTTTCGCGCCGAACATGATCAGATCCTGCCGGGCCTGTTGGCTGTTGGTGTATGTCATGCCGCCGATCGCGACGCCAACCAGCCACGCTGGTACTTGGAGCACGCGGGAGAGCTCGAGGGCGGCGTGCTGCCGTCCTTCGTGCAGCTGCAGTTTGCTGGCGTCGATTGATGATTCGCGCCATTCGACCAGATTGTTGAGCGCGCCCACCGCGAGCTTGCCGCGGGCGTCAGCCCATGCTTGGGCTAGTTCGGTCAGGTCTTCGCCGCCTAACGGTTCGCCGCCGTCTTTCTGCTGCAGGTAACCCGATGCGATACCGCCGGCGTTGGTGGCGAATCGGAGCGCGGCCGCGTCAAGCTGCTCCGCGATTTGGATTGCTTTGGAGCCTGTCCACAGCATGCCGTTTAACGGTGACAGGAACGTGATGACGTTGGCCGGGTCGATATCGACACCGTTGATTTGGATGTCGTCGGGCATGCCGAACCATTCGGGGCCGGCTTGGCCGGGTGTGCTCACGTTCTCATGGGGGATCCACATGAACGATGCAGGGAACCCGGTGGAATAGCGGGTGAGTACAACCCAGAATGCGCGGCCCCACAGCATCAAATCTTGGACGGTGCTGGCGATTATGAAGCTGCGGGTCATGTTCGGGTTGGGCCGCAGCATCCAGCTTTCGTTGGGTAGGTAGATCCGTTCGTATTCTTCGAAGCCGGGATCCCATTGCAGGCTGTAGGTGCGGAGATCTAAACCGGCGACGGTGCTGGTGATCAAGCCGACGCCACGCGACACGGTGGGGATTGACAGCGCCCGCTGCACGGCGGCACCAACGGTGAAACTGTGCAGGGGGCTGGGTCGTCCTCCGTAACCTGCCGCAGCCAGCACGGGCTCACTCGTACCGAACGCCGGCGGCGGTTTGCGGGTGAACAGACCCATACGGCCAGATTAGTCACCTCGAGGTGGTCAGGTTGCTATGCCCAGCTGTGGCTTTCGCACCTTGGCTTGTGGGCGTGCCGCGAGCCCAGCGGCGGCGACCATGCATCGGCATTGTTCGATTGGGCCCGGGCTTTTCTGTGATGCCAACGTAATGGTCGGCCCTGATCGGCCGGCAACGGCTCGTTGCACCTGTTCGGTCAGCGCCATTTGGCCGCTGTGATGGATCCGGCCTTCAAGGATCATGCCGCGCACGATGGCTGTGTAGCGGGTCATTTCGATCTGGCCGAACATGTCCATGCGTCGTTGCAGGTTCAGCGGGCACAACGCAGCGAGCCCGGGTGTCAGTAACAGTTTCACGGTGGGGTCGTCCAGCACCCGGTGCACTTCGTCCCACATGTCGTTGATTGATTCTACAACGAATTCGCTGTGCACCTGCAGCTGCCCATCGTCGCGCTGTGCCACGCGGATCCCGCAGTAACGCATGTCGTCCAAATCGGAATCGACAGCGAGCACACCACCGGCCGGCATTGGTTCGCTGGTTTCGAGCGACGGCCAGATCTGCGGTGGGATCCACGCGCCAATCGCTGATGTCCACAGGTTCAGCGATGACCGCATGAAATTGTCGCGGTCGGGTGCCTGCAGCTCATCCTCGAGGTCTTGCATTGTTAGTTCGCCCAGCCCCATTGCCGGATTGCCCAAGTGCCAGTAGTCGCGGTCGGTTGCTGACACGTTTGGTGGCGGTGACCATTCGGCAAAGTACAGCCGGCCGGGTTCACCTTTTTCGATTTGTTGCATGCCACGTTCACGCCAACGGATGAAGAATTTACTGGCTTCGGTTCCCGCGGTCGATACGAACAGGGCGAACGGATCACGTTTGGCACGCTGGGTTGGCAGCAAACCGGCTTCGATTACTTCGGCATCGAGCCGCCAGATTTCGTCGCAGATCACTAGATCGTTGGATGTGCCGTGGCCGGCGCGGGCGTTGCCAGCCTCGATCTTCCATCGGCTGCCGTCTTCGTGGAATGCTTCCATGCGCCCGGCGCTTTTGTACGTTTCGAAGCCGTAGCGGTCTTCTAAAACTGGGAACAGTTCTTTGGCGATGTCTTCAGCCACCGAAATTTTGTGAGCCACGCTGATCACGTTTTGCGGGCCGCCGCGCACCAGCCGGCCGCGTGTAAGCCACCAGCCGACCAGCGGTGCCAGCAGCCCTTTGCTTTTGCCGTTCTGCCGTGCGGTGGACACCAACGCCCAGCGATGGTGCAACGTGCCGGCATCATGCTCGAGCATGTCGGTCAACACTTGTTGCTGCCACGGATACAACGTCACGCCAAGGTTGTCAGCTGCCCACGCTGCTACTTCGCTACCGAACGACTCAGACCCCAACGTGGGTGTGACCAACCTAGGTTCGATTCGGCCGGGTTCGAACCGGATCGGTTCGGTCGAACCGGATCCTGTTTGATCATCCAAAC